TAGCCCAGGCAGGCGAAGTTCCGATAGTAGTCCGTCACGTCAATCGTCGTGACTTCATTTAGGGCATCGAATCTTGACTTGCGGCGGACATACCAGCGGCCGTTCTCGCCATGGGCTCGGGAGATGTAGACCCGATAGCTCCCGTTCTTGAGCTTGTCGGACCGTCGAACGATGTCGGCGAATGTATCGATCGGAAAGATGAACATGTCGCCCTTGAAGCCATCGTCCGGGGCCAAGACGTAGGCAAAGAACAATCCTTGTCGATCCGTGAGGCCGGTGAGGTTTGCTTCGGTGAAGAATCGCCAAGAGCTGACCGAGAAGAGGGGCAACTCCCACTTTGCGGTGCAGGTGTAGAGCTTGCCGAATTTGACCTGGATTTCGCGGTATTCGACTTGCGTCTCGCGCCGTCGTCGCAAAATCAGGTCGATCTTGTCGACATCGAGAAAGCGAGTGTACGGGTGCCACCCGTGCTGAAAGAACTCGAACTTGGCGAGCGTCTCGCCGAGGATTTCTTGATGCCCAGCCTTGCGGCGCATCTCCGCAGTCGAAAGAGCGTCCGTCACGCGTCACCTGCGCTGGCGATGGTTGATCTCGCTAGACACTAACCGGAACTTCCATGAATCGGAAAATTGACCTGCCTGCCTTTCGGCGGGCTGCCGACCTATTGCCCGCAACCATCGACGAGGGCGACCGCTCGATCGATGTCGTCTGGTCGACCGGCGCGCGGGTGCGGCGCCAGCCATTCTTCGGCGAGCCTTTCGACGAAGAGCTGAGCATGGACCCGGGCCATGTCCGCCTCGAACGGCTGAACGGCGGCGCGCCGCTCCTCAAGGTTCACGACCGTTTCGCGCTCGAATCCGTGATCGGCTCGGTCGTGCCGGGAACTGCGCGGATCGAGAACGGTCGGGGGGTCGCCCGCGTTCGCTTCAGCGACCGCGAGGACGTGGCGCCGATCTGGACCGACATCCGGGATGGGCACATCCGCGCGGTGTCGATCGGCTACCAGGTCCAGCGCTACGAAATCTCGAAGCCCGCCAACAGTCCTGAGCTGTGGCGGGCGGTCGACTGGACTCCCTTCGAAATCTCCGCGGTCCCGGTCGGGGCCGATCCGGCGGCCGGCTTCCGCTCGGTTGATCCCGTCATGCCCTGCGTCGTCACCCGGGACGATGCTCCGAACGCAAGGAACCTATCCATGGAAAAGACCGACAACGCGCCGGCCGCGCCGGCAACCGAGGTCGAGGACGAGGCGCCGCCGGTGCCTCCCGCCAAGGAGACCGCGGGCGGAAAGCGTGCTCGATCAGCCGAACGCATTGCCGAGCCTGCGGCCCCGGCGATCGAAAGTCGCCAACAGCAGCAGGCTGCCGAGACCGAAGCGCTGGTCGCCCGTACGCAGGAAGCCGAGCGCGCCCGGGTCGGCACGATATACGACCTTGCCGCCCGTCTTGGACTGGAGCGGACGATGGCCGAAGACCTCGTGTCTCGCGGAGTCGGTATCGACGAAGCCCGCCGGGTCATCCTCGACAAGGTCGCCGAGAACTCGGAGCGGACGCGGACATTCCCGCATGTCGCGGTGCCGCTCGGTGGCCGCGACGAGCGCGTCACCCGCCGCGACGCGGTGGCGAATGCGCTACTCCATCGCTACAGCCCGACGCTGTTCCAGCTCTCCGAGCCCGCCCGCGAGTATCGCGGCATGACGCTCCTCGAACTCGCCCGCGAGTTCCTGGGATCGGCAGGGGTCAATGTCCGCGGCTTCTCGCGTGACGAGATCGCCACCCGGGCACTCCACTCGACCTCCGACTTCCCCGAGGTGCTGTCTGCGGTCACCAACAAGACGTTGCGCCAAGCCTATGAGGTCTACCCGCGCACCTTCGTGCCCTTCTGCCGGCAGGTTCTTGCTACCGATTTCAAGGCCATGAACCGGGTCCAGATCGGCGAGGCGCCGCAGCTCCTCAAGGTCAATGAGAGTGGCGAGTTCAAGCGCGGCACTATCGCCGAATCGAAGGAAAGCTACCGGATCGAGACCTATGGCCGGGTGGTTGGGGTCACCCGTCAGGTGCTGATCAACGACGACCTCGATGCCTTCACCCGGATCCCCGCGATGTACGGCACAGCGATCGCTACGCTTGAAAGTGACGTGGTCTGGGCGATCATCACCGCCAACGCGGCGATGGCCGACGGCGTCGCGCTCTTTCATGCGACCCACAAGAACCTCGCCGGCACCGGCACTGCCTTGAGCGTCACCAGCGTCGGCGAGGGCCGCGCTGCGATGGCCAAGCAAACCGGCCTCGACAAGAAGACGATCCTCAACATCCGGCCCGCCTATCTGGTCGTGCCGGCCTCGCTCGAACTCGCCGCCGAGCAGCTGATCGCTCAGAACCTCGTCCCGGCCAAGACCGGCGACGTGGTGCCTCAGTCGATCCGGACGCTCACCCCGATCTCCGAGCCCCGGCTCGATGCGGTCAGCCTGACGGCGTGGTACCTCGCGGCAAGCCCCGCCCAGATCGACACGGTCGAGTTCGCGTACCTCGAAGGCCAGCAGGGCGCCTACATTGAGACCCGCAACGGCTTCGATGTTGACGGCGTCGAGATCAAGTGCCGACTCGATTTCGGGGCAAAGGCGATCGACTGGCGCGGCCTTTACAAGAACGCTGGCGCATAGCGCTTCACCATCATCATCAGTCTGACGAGACGGGCGGCAATTGCCGCCCTTCGTCGTTTTAGAAGGACACCTCGCAATGAAAAACTACATCCAGCCCGGCAATACCATCACGCTCACCGCGCCCTACGACGTGAACTCAGGTGACGGCCTCCTGGTCGGTTCCATCTTCGGCGTCGCGACTGGCGCGGCGCTCAGCGGTGCAACCATCGAGGCAGCGCTCGTCGGCGTGTTCGACTTGACCAAGGTCGGCTCGCAAGCGTGGTCGCCCGGCGACAAAGTCTATTGGGACAACACCGCCAAGCAGACCACCAAGACCACGTTTGGCAACACGCTGATTGGCACAGCCACCGACGCAGTCGGCAACGGTGCCGGCGAAACCATCGGCCGGGTGCGGCTGAACGGCAGCTTCTGATCTCAACCTCAGACGGCTGACCCGGTTGTCTTTAGGACGCCCTGCCTCCGGCAGGTGGCGCCGATACGAGGACAAAGGGCCAGCTATGGTGAGACCAGAGAAACTCACCTCCGCCTTCCCGATCAGTGAGTTTCACGCGGAGACGGAAGCGGCTGCCGACCGGATGCGCTTCGCGAACAGCCTTTGAGCATTCGACGTTCATGGTCCGAGGAAACTGTTGCCCTGCGATCGGACGGACGCGAATGCCGCCGCGGTGCCCCGAAGTCGGCGGCGCTAGGTAGGTCTCGACGACTACGTCGAAATACGGGCCGGGTTGCGCCATCCGTCAATCCTATAGCCTCTGTTCGAACCCTTCTAGACGCTGTCGCACCTTGCTCGGAAATCGAGGGGGAACATAACGCGTGACTGTGATGGATGCCGCGATCGACGCTCTATTCCACGATCCGAATCTCGCCTCCGATGCGCTTTGGCGCGTGGGCGGGATCGGCGCCGGCATCCCCGTGCGTGTGATTCGTAAGTCTCCCGACAGGATCGTCGGGTTTGGCGATAGCCGGGCGGTGATGCCCTCGGTCCTAGTCGACGTGCGGACCTCCGAGATCGCCTTGCCGGCCGCGGGGGACACTGTCGAGATTGCCGGTGGCGTCTTCGACATCAACGCCGAACCGACCGCCGACACGCTTCGCCTCGTCTGGTCCTGCGAAGCGTCGCTGCGACCCTGATCCCATGCGCTTCGATCTGAAGGCCGACGATGTCGGCGCCGTGCTCAAGGGCGCGGTGACCGATGTCGAGAGGGCGGTCACCGCCGCCATGGACGACGTGACCGGCGGGTTGAAGGCGGAACTGCGCGAGCAGGTGACGGGCTCGGGTCTCGGCGGGCGTCTCGCCAACACCTGGCGCGGCAAGCGCTATCCGATCTCCGGTCAGAGCGCCGATGCCGCGGCATTCGTCTGGTCGCGAGCGCCGAACATCATCGATGCCTTCGAGCGTGGCGTGACCATCCGCTCTAAGCGTGGACTCTGGCTTGCTATTCCGACGCCGGCAGCCGGCGCCACCGGGCTCGATGCCTCCGGGGCGCGGAAACGCGTGACACCGGGCGGCTGGGAGCGGCGGACCGGAATGCGGCTCCGTTTCGTCTACCGGCGCGGCGCCCCATCATTGCTCGTCGCGGATGACTCAAGGCTGAGCAAATCGGGACTGGCGCGATCACGGGTCCGCAGGACCAAGGCTGGCGCCTCCTACGTGCCGATCGCCGGCCGGCAGACCATCGTCGTCTTCATTCTCGTGCCGCAGGTGACCCTCCGGAAGCGCCTCGACGTGGAGGGCGCCGGCGACCGCTGGGCAGACCGCGTTCCCGGCCTCATCGCGCAGCACTGGACATAATCGATGGCAAGCCGGCGGGAAGAAGTGCTGAACGCGGTCAAGGCGCTGATCGCGGCCGCGCTGCCTGGCGCGAAGGTCGAACGTAACGCGGCGAAGCCCGAGCGCATTCCTTCGGGTGGGCTGGTGATCATCCGCGACGGCGACCCCGGCGATCCGGAGGTCACGCTGTCACCGCTCACTTACATCTATACGCACCCCATCCCTGTCGAGATTGCCATTCTCGCCTCGGACGTTCTCACCCGTGAGCAGGCACTGGACGCGACGCTCATGGAGATCGGCGAAGCCGTCGAAGCCGACCGGACGCTCGGCGGGCTCTGCGACTTCATCGAACCGGAAGCGCCTTCGACCGGCGACCTCGAGGCGACTGCCACGGTCGCCGGCCGCTGGGCCGACGCCGTTATCGTCGCGACTTACGCGACTTCCAACCCTCTGACCTGAACTTCAGGAGACTCCCATGGCACGCGCACGCGGCGCCAACGCCATCATGGCGGCGGCGTATGAATCGACCTACGGCACGGTGCCGGGTTCGGGCTTCAAGAAACTGCCCTTCGTCTCGGCCGATATCGGCGAGGATCAGGCGCTGATCGCCAGCGATCTTCTCGGCTATGGCCGCGATCCGCAGCAGCCGGCCCGGGACGTGATCAACAACGAAGGCAATATCGTCGTCCCGATCGATCTCCGGAATTTTGGCTACTGGCTGAAACTCCTCATGGGAGCGCCGACGACGACGGTCGGCGTCGCGGCCACCGGCAACTTCGTCTTCAGCGCCCAGCCGGCGAACAATGCGACCGTCACCATCGGCGGCACCGTCTTCACCTTCGTCACGGCGACGCCGGCCGGCAATCAGATCAAGATCGGTGCCACGCTTGCCGAGACCATCGCCAATGCCGTCATCGCCCTGAATGCCAGCGGCGTCGGCGCGATCTCGGCGCAGAGCTACAGCGCCGATCTCGCCGGGACCACGATCCAGATCGTTTCGGACACGATCGGCACTGCCGGCAACAGCGTCGCCATTGCGGCTTCGTCCTCGCCGGCGTCGAACGCCACCGCCTCGGGCGCGACCCTTTCGGGTGGATCGGCATCGGGTCCGAGCAACCACGTCTTCGTCGCCGGGGCGCTGTCGCTGCCGTCCATGTCGATCGAAGTTGGTATGCCGGACGTACCGTCCTACGGCATGAACTTTGGTGCCGGCGCCAACACGCTGGCGATCCCGCTGCAGCGCTCGGGCCTGCTCAACGCGACGCTCGGCATTATCGCCCAGGGCGAGACGCGCTCAACGTCCTCCGGCGCGAGCGTGCCGGCCGAATCGGTCATTGAGCGCTTCACGCAGTTCACTGGCCAGATCCGGCGCGACGGCGTGCCGCTCGGCAATGTCACGTCCGGCAACTTCAACTTCTCCAACGGTCTCGACAAGGTCGAGGTGATCCGCCCGGACGGTCGCATCGGCGGCATCGACCCGGCCATGCTGGCGGTGACCGGCGAGGCGGTCGTGCGCTTCGCCGATACGACGCTTCTCGACCTTGCCACCGCAACGACGCCGATCGAACTCTCCTACGGATGGTCGATCGGCGCCTCGAAGTCGCTCTCTATCATCGCCCACACCGTCTGGCTGCCGCGGCCGAAGCTGCCGATCACCGGTCCGAACGGCATCCAGGCGAGCTTCAGCTGGCAGGCGTCCGAGAGTCCCACGCTCGGCAAGACCTGCACCATCACGCTCGTCAACGACGTCTCGGCTTACTGACCAACGTCCAATCTCCAAGAGGCTCACCATGCTCAAACTCGCCTTCGACCGCGAGCCGTTCTGGCTCGACCTCGCTGCCGGTGTTCGCGTCCGCTTCAAGCCGATCACTGTCGCGGCCATCCTGGTCGCTCGTCAGGCCGCCGCCGAGGTGCTCAAAGCAGAGGGCGAGGACACGACGACCATGGCCGGGCTTGCCTTCACCCGGTCGCTGGCGCGGGCCGGCATTCTGGAATGGGAGGGCGTCGGCAATGCCGACGGCGATCCGGTCGAGCCGAGTCCCGACAATATCGACGCCTTCCTGGACCTTTGGCCGGTCTTCGATGCCATCGACCGGCTCTACGTCGCGCCTGCTCTCATCGGGCTCGACGAAAAAAACGGCTCATCGCTCTCGCCGAATGGCACTTCGGCGGGGGCGACGGCTACTGCGCCGCGTGTCCGGAAAGCTGCGCCGACTGCCCGTACCTAGAACACGCACCGAAGACGCCTGACGGCATTGCCGCCTGGGGCGTCCTGCGGCGGATCGCCGGACAGGTCCGTGCCGCGCCTGCCGGCGTCTACGCCCTCGATTTTGCCGCCGTCCTTCTTCTCGCCGATGCCATGGGCGCGTTGAACAATCTTCTCGTCGAACTCCTCCCGGAGATCGAACCGATCGTCGTCCGGGCCTATTCGAAAGACAGCACGTCATGACCGACCGGCAGGTGTCGATCCGCATCGGTGTCACCGGCAAGGACGACGTCAAGCGGGCTTTCGACGAAGTCGGCAAGGCCGGGCAGGATGCCTTTGCCAAGGTCGGCACGGCCATGGATGCGGCCGGTACCGCTGCCGATCGCGAGGCGCAGCGCCTGCAGCGGCTGGCGCAGGCGGCGAAGCAGGCTGCAGCCGCCGACGCCGCCCAGCAGAACTTCAACCGGGTGCTGGGCGTCGGCACGTCCAATGCCGGCTCCGCGCGCGATTCGGCCAAGGTCTTCATGGACGCGGCCAAGGCCGCCGAAGACCTCGAAAGCCGCACCCGGGCCCTCCGCGCGCAGATCGACCCGCTCGGCGCGGCGCAAGCCCGGCTCAATGCCGAGATCGCCGAGGCCAACGCCCTCTTCAGGGCCGGCGCCATCACGGCGCAGGAACAGTCTGCGGCCCACGCGCTCGCCCAGACGCGTTTCAACGGGACGGCAAAGGCCCTCGGCGCGGTCGGGGCGAGCACCAAGCTCACCTCGGCGCAGCTCGTCAATCTCAGCTACCAGTTCAACGACGTGGTCGTGAGCCTCGCCGGCGGCCAGCGCCCGCTGATGGTGCTCCTCCAGCAGGGCTCGCAAATCAGCCAGGTCTTCGGGCCGGGCGCCGGCATCACCGGTATCCTCAAGGGCGTCGGTCAGGCGCTCGCCACGCTGATCACGCCGACGACGCTGCTGGTCGGCGGGATCGTGGCCGTCGGCGGTGCGGCGCTCTACGCCTACGGCAGCTTTGTCAGCTCGGAGAAGCGGCTGGAGGCCGCCCTCGGCGGTGTCGGCCGGGCGGCAGGAGCGACCGTTGGGGACCTGAACGAAATTGCCGATGCCGCGGCCTCTGCCGGCCGCGTGTCCGTTTCAGCCGCACGCGACATGGAGGAGGCCTTCCTGCGCACCGGGAGGATCGGTGTCTCCAGCTTCGTCGATCTGATCGCCGTCGCCAGGAACTATGCCGCCACGACCGGCGAGGATGTCGACGCGGCGGTCAAGGAACTGGCTGCTGCCTTCGCCGATCCGGGCAAGGGCGCCGACGCGCTCAACGCCAAGGTCGGGTTCCTCGACGACCGCACCCGGCAGTACGTCAAGACTCTTGCGGCGCAGAACGATTTCACCGGCGCGCAACGCGCTCTTCTCGACGCGCTGAAGGGAAGCCTGGTCGACGCCGGCGAGACGACGACGGCGCTCGGGCGCGCGTGGGACTTCGTCAAGCGCAACGCCTCGAACGCGCTCGACTCGATCGGCTCCGGAATCGACCGGGTCTTCAGCGGCCCCTCGCTGGAGCAGCGGCTCCGGGATCTGCAGCAGGAGCGTTCCGTCGCCACCGGCCCATGGGGTGCGCGACCGCTTTTCACCCGCTCGGTCTCGACCATCGATGCCGAGATTGCGGCCGTCCAAGCCCAGCTCGACGCGCTGCACCAGCAGGTTCAGGCCGCCGCCGCCGATGCTGCGGCGAGCCGCACCTCGGTGCTGGCCGGCGATATCGCCCGGAGCCTGACGCCCGGCTTCGAGGACCTGCAGAAGCTCAAGGAGGAGCAGGCCAAGCTCAAGGCCGCCCTCGACGATCCGCTTGCTCGCCAGAAGATCGCCGACCTCACTCAGGTTTCGGCCGCCTATGACGCGGTCTCGCGGGCGATCACTACCTGGCTTGGCCCGGCCGAGAAGGCGCGCCGTCTCGACGAACTCGAAATCGCGGCGCTGCAGGCCAAGACCCCGGCACAGCGCGCGGCAATCGCCGAGGAACGACGCCGGATCGAACTTTCCGGCGAGGCGGTCACAGCCGCCACAGCTGAGGCGGACATTACCCGTGCTGGGACGAAGGCGGCGGCCGACGCGACGCAGGCGATCCGCGACCAGTCGCTTGCCCTCGACGTCAATACGCGGGCGACGCTCGCCGTTGCCGATGCCTGGCTGAAGGGCGCCGCGGCTGCGGCGGAGGCCGAGGCGCGGCGGAAGGCGCTCACCGAGGCGATCAAGAACGGCGCCGATGTCGAACTCCGCACCCGCGAACTGCTGCAGGACCAGATCGCCGAGCAGGCGAGCCAATCGGCGAAGTCGGCCGCCGATCTCGATGCACAGGCTGCGGCGCAGAGGCGCGTCAACGACGCGGTCGCCGCCGGGCTCCTCTCGTCCGAACAGGCCCGCCGCGCGATCCAGACGGAGCAGGCGCTCCGCCCGCTGATCGTCGCCGAGGCGCTTGCCGAGGGCGACGCCAAGGAAACGCTCACCCGAGTCATAGACGCGCTGCGCGGCGCCTATGGCCGGCTGAACAGCGAGGAAGCCCGCGCCGCCGCCCTCCAGACGATGGAAGGGCAGCACGACCAGATCGCCCTCCTGCAGAAGCAGATCGAGCTGGTTGGCGAAGGCGAATCGCAGCGCGCCGTTGTCATCGCGCAGCTTCAAGCCGAACAGCAGCTCCGCCAGCGTGGCATCGCCCTCACCAGCGCCGAGGGCCAGGCGATCGTCGCCAATGCCGCGGCGATCGAGCACCTGAATCAGTCGTTGGCGCAAAGCCAGGCGGCAACCCAGGAGCTGCAGGGCCTCACCGACAGCGTCTTCGGGCATTTCTCGGAGCTGATCGCCGAGGGCAAGCTCGACTGGAACTCATGGGCCGATGCCGGACGCGCCGCCCTCCTCGACATCGAGCAGGAAATGGTCAAGCTCGCCCTCCTCAATCCGCTGAAGAACCTTCTCTTCGGCACCAGCCTGCCGACGCTCTCCTCGGTCGGCGGCATCTTCGGCTCGATCCTGAAGGGGATCGGCGTCGGCCACGCCGGCGGCATGGCAGAGCAGCTGACCGCAACACGCGACGTGCCGATGGCGACGTTCCGCTTCGCACCACGGCTCCACGACGGCGCCTTCCTGTCGCCCGACGAGGTGCCGGCGATCCTTCAGCGCGGCGAGCGCGTGCTCTCGCGCGAGGAAACCCGTCGCTACGATGGTCGCGGCCGGGAAGCGCAGTCCTCGGTCTACATCACCATCCAGACGCCCAGTCCGGCCGCCTTCCAGGCAAGCCGGACCCAGATCGCTGCCGACCTTGCTCGCGCCGTCCGCGCCGGCATGCGCGGGCTCTGACCATGCCACAGCCGTTTCTCGACATTTCCTTTCCGCCTTTCGTCGCGCGCGGCGCGACCGGCGGACCGGGCTTCTCGACCAGCATCGTGACCCTCGGGTCGGGCGCCGAGCAGCGCAACATCCTCTGGGCCAACTCGCGCGGCAAATGGAACATCTCGACCGGCATCCGCTCGCGCGAGGAGATGCTCGCCGTCATCGGTCATTTCCACGTCGTGAAAGGCCGCGGCTACTCGTTCCGCTTCAAGGACTGGAACGACTACGACGCCGCCGAGGTGGCAATCGTCGAGGTCTCACCCACTGTTTGGCAGTTGGTCAAGCGCTATAATGTCGGGGGCTACGAGCACGTTCGCACGGTCACCAAACCGGTGGTCGGCTCGGTCGCAATCAAGATCGGCGGCGCGCCAGTCACGCCGTTAAGCATCGACCACCAGACCGGGCTGGTGACCTTCGGCTCGGCGCCCGGCTCGGCACCGACTGCGAGTTTCCAGTTCGACGTGCCGGTCCGCTTCGACACTGACTCGCTGCCTGTTCAGGCGAATGCCTGGGATCAGCAGGTGGTCTCGGCAATCGATCTAGTGGAGGTGCTAGAGTAGGAGGCTCGAAAGTCGGTCCGCCTTTGAGGGAACGCAGGATGCCGCCTCCAGCCGGAGACCCATTGTCGGAAGAAGATATTGGCCGACTCTTTGGCGTTGTCCTCGCTGAACTTCACACCTTGTCGCTTACGAAAGCGCGGACAGTGGTGGCAGCGGCCGGGATCACCGGCGTGAATGCTCCGACCCAATATTGGGACCCTTTTCTCGCCGGCGTCGAACGCGCCTTCTATCGCCTCGAACCTGACTCGCGCTTGGCCGCATTGCGCATACTTGCCGCGCATTTTTCCAAGAGCGAGCAGGTCCAAAATCTGTTCGGGCTGCACGGGTTTGAATATGTAGATGGCACCTTCATCCCCACGGCGCTTCTCGACCAACGCGAAGCTCGATATCTCCCGCCGTCGTCGGCTTCCGAACTCGCAAAGGCGATGAAGAGGCTTGTCGACGGAGACGAAACCGGGGCCATCACTGCTGCCTGCGGTGCCGTCGATACCTTGATGCAGCAACTCTACGTGGCTCATGGCCTTGGCGATCCTTCACACGTTGCCTTTGCGGCAAAGGTGAACACCGCCGCCCAGCGACTCGGTGTCTTCGAAGAAATGGAATCCGAACTTGGGGCACTCGGAATGAACATCACAGACGCGGAAAGCATCGGGAGCGAGATGCGTAGGGGTACAAATCACGCGGCCCAGATGCTGCAGACGTTACGAAGAACGATGGGCGATGTGCATGGTTCGAAGCCGGCGCTCCGTCGAGCCGCTTATGACGCCATCAAATGGGCATCCGCGATCTGTGGCCTGTTCGAAGGCCGGTAACCGGGGGCCATTCTCTCCGAAAGCCCATCTCCCTCGTCAGTCGGTTCAAAGAAGGCTCTCCCGAGAAGCCTTGTTCCGCTCGCCGTGCATGGTGCGCCTTAAGGACTACTCATGAAATCCCTCTCTCCTGGCCTCGCCGCCCACTTGGCCGGCGGGGTGACGACGCTTTGCCGCTGCTGGCGGGTGGAGCGGAAGGACGGGACTGTCATGGGCTTCACGGACCATGACCGGGATCTGGCCTTCGACAGTCTGACGTATCGTGCCTCCAGCGGCTTCACCGCCACGTCGATCGAGGACCAGCTCGGGCTTGCCGTCTCCAATCTTGACGTCGAGGGGGCTCTCAGTTCCGCGGCAATCACCGAGGATGACCTCCACGCCGGTCGCTACGACGATGCGGCCGTGACGATCTATCTCGTCAACTGGCAGGACACTCCGCAGCGCGTCATTCTTCGATCCGGCTTCCTCGGTCAAGTCTCGCGCGGGACGCTCGCCTTTACCGCCGAGCTCCGCGGGCTCGCCGCCCGTCTCGATCAGGCCGCCGGCCGCATCTTCCAGCGAAGCTGTGCCTGGGAGCTGGGAGATTCGCGTTGCACGATTGATCTGACCGCCGCTGGCCGGCACGGAACCGGCGCGGTGGTCCAGGTGCTCGGCGCCTTCGATTTCACGGCGAGCGGGCTCGGATCGCTGACGACCGGCGTGCTCACGCGTGGGCGGCTGGTCTGGACTTCGGGAGCAAACGCCGGCCTTGCCGTCGAGGTGAAAGCGCACACGCATGGGACTGGCTCGTCGCGGCTTTCGCTCTTCCTGCCGATGCCCGACCCGATCGCGATCGGCGACGCTTTCACCGTCACTGCCGGCTGCGACAAGAGCCTCGCCACCTGCCGCGACCGATTTTCCAACGTGGTCAACTTCGGCGGCTTCCCGCACATGCCCGGTAACGACTTCGCTCTCTCCTATCCGACCAAGGGCGACGGCAATGACGGGAGCGCGCTGACGTGACGACCCGCGATGCCATCATCGCCGAAGTGCGGTCGTGGATCGGCACGCCCTATCGCCACCAGGCATCGCTGAGGGGCACGGGCTGTGACTGCCTCGGCCTGATCCGCGGCGTCTGGCGCGCGGCGATGGGGAGCGAGCCCGAGCTGCCGCCGGCCTATTCGCCGGACTGGGCGGAGGCGAGCGGCAGCGAGACGCTGGCCGAGGCCGCAAAGCGGCATCTGGTCGAGATCGATTTCGGAGCGGCGCGGGAAGGCGACGTCGTGCTCTTCCGCTGGCGGAACAATCTGCCGGCCAAGCACGCCGCGATCCTGATCGCGCCCGACCGCTTCATCCATGCGCAGGAAGGCGCGGCGGTGACGACCGCATCGCTGTCGCCCTGGTGGCGGCGGCGCATCGCCTACGCCTTCCGTTTTCCGGGACTGGACTGAATGGCGACACTGGTTCTCCAGGCGGCAGGCGCCGCGATCGGCTCGATCTTCGGGCCCGTCGGCACCGTCATCGGCCGCGCGATCGGCGGGCTCGCCGGCTATGCCGTCGACCAGGCGCTGTTCGGCGCGGGCGGGCAGGACGGGCCGCGGCTCTCCGACCTCGACGTGCAGGGCTCGCAGGAGGGCGCGGCGATCCCGCGCGCCTATGGCCGCGTGCG